AGCTCAGTGCCGCTGTTGTCGTCGTTAAACGATCCAGTGGACAGTCCAACATAGACAGTGGTCGGCATTGTATATGCGCCGGTTCCAAGGATGTGGTCGAGAATTTCGTTCTCAAGATAGTCACTCATTGCAGACATAATTTAAGTCCCCGCTGCTTGCGATTGCCGTTGATAAATGCTGCTGATTTGCAGCGAGCCTGTGCCATAGTGGGCGCGTTGATTGTCAACCTTGATCTGTGCCAGAGCCTTGTCAAACCGAGCCATATACTGAGACGCCCTAGTCTCATCAAGAAGGTAGGCATATGCCTCAGCGAGTGCGCCGTAAAGGTAGGCGTCGGGCGACCGGCTCAGGATTGTGTTTGTCAAGTTGGTCGCAGACAGCGCCTCGATTGATCCGATGTAAATGATTTCCACTTCATAAGCGGCATCAGGCACAGGGCGCAGCTTCATCTCATCGCCCACAATGCTGTAGCCCTTTGGCTTTCCGCCGCCCTCTGATGCGTATTGCTCGTCCAGCGCGACAGGGCTGTAGTATCTCAGCACGGTCAGCGGTGCGGTGTTTAGCTTTATTGCGCGAGCCTCACGCAGATCGGTTGGCAGCGCAAGGTATTCATTACCCGACACAGTGTTTGCAATTACCCGCTTTTCCTGACTGCGTGTCTCCAGCTCTCGGCTCATAGTAGCTTCGGCCAGCGCAATAAAGTCAGGAATTTGTGCGGTCAAATCGTCACGCGCCAAGAAGTTGGCTATGGATGTCTGCAAATCTGTGTAAGTCGCAATTGCCATTATACGTTTCCGCCGCCTGTCCTGAAGTCTCGGTTCTCACTATTATTCAGCCAAGCCTTCCAGCCCTTTGGATTTTGGGCAGGTGGGCCTAGTGTCTCTAGCAGGTGATTATACACGACATTTGGTATTTCCGCCACATGCTGTATGTGGCGCTGCGTGTTTACCGTAGAGTTGGCGCGGTAGTCGTTATTCATCTGCTTATTCAGCTTAATCAATCCGTCGAACCTCTGGGTCGTCTCAATGATGTCAGTGCCATCAGACTGCTGATCCATAACCACCTCTTTGGCGGTGTGAGGGTCTGTATATAAAACTCGCTTCATGTTTTCCCCTTGTGAAAAAGAGGGGGCAGTTGCCCGCCCCCTCAGTTTTACTATGAACCGTTCAAGTCCATAATCATTGCGTGTGCCTTAGGTGCGGTCGGCTTCAATGCCCACTCTGACACCAGATGGCTTGTCTTGGCATCACCGTCCTGAGACAGTTCCTGCTCAAGGAAGTTACGTCCGTTGAGTGTGCAGATTGACACAAAGTTTGGATCAATCAAGAACACCCGGTCGTTTCCAAGTAGCCGAGACGGAACAGCTTGCACAGTACCGAAGTCGGTCAGGAACACTGATGTCGAACCAACGTAGCTGACTTCCTTGGCGGCAGTCATGTTCACGTCGTTGCTGACCAAGTTGCCAGTGGCTGACAGGTCTGAGAAGTTGGCACGGTTTGTGGCCGAGGCAACCATCAGCTCAGGTGAGCCGCCGTCTGTCCAAGCGTCCTGCATCCCATCTTCGATGAGGGCAAGTGTCAACGCCCGGTCGTCACCGCCAGTGATTGTGTCAGTTCCGTCGCCTGTGGCGAAGGCACCGGCAGTCGCACCGACTGAGCCGTTTGTGATCCAGCAGGTCAGTGAAGCTGACTTGCGTGGGTCTGTTCCAGAACGTGCAACGTCTGTGTCACCGATTGCTTTTTCGATGTCACGGCGCAGCTCAAGTGCTTTTAACACTTTTTGGTAATTATGCTCACGCTCACGTCCGGCTGAATCAACAGCGTCGAGTGTGCCTGATGTTGCAAACACCTTCTTTGAGATTTGGTGGTAGTTACCGATTCTACTGGTTGGCGTGGCCGCCGCTGTCGCGGTCGTCGCACCTTCATTGTGGTAGTTAGTAGCAGACGCAGCGGTCAGCTCCTGAACTTGCCATTCGACGAAAATGCCGTTTGAGGTTTCTTTTTTCACATTGGAAAAAATTGGAGTTTCTGCCGGATCAATCCGGTAGATGATGTCGGCGAGTTGCTCTTTCTCACCAACAGCGTTTTGGGTTGTAAAAACAGCCATTGTTTTGTTCCTTCGGGTTATCTACCCATCAAAAGTTGTACAGCAGCGTCAACGGTGCCAGCCTTTTCAAACTGTTCACGCGCCTTCCGCTTAGAACGATTAGCAACTTCGCGCTTGGTTGCCGGTTGCCCTGCCTTGGCCATCTTCGGTGCTTGGCGAGTGCGCTTTTTGGTTGTAGGTTTCTTTTCCATTAGATTATCCCACTTCCACGCTTTGTAGAGAAGTTCAATCGCGCGTGCATCGCTCGCGGATGAGATTTCTTCCTCGCTAAACCCGACACGCTTCTGTGCGTACTTAATGACTTCTTTCCGTTCAAACTCGCGGGTTTCGTCATTACGCCACTCAGGTATGCGCTCAAGCATTTCGACACGTTGATTTTGCAGGTGCTGTTTTAGGTTTTGCTCCTGCTCTTGTGCCTGTTGTTGGGCGATCCTCTGGCGCTCTGCCGCCACTTGCTGGACTTGCTTTTGTTGCTTATCCCACTCGGTCTTGGCAAAGAAAATGTCGTCAGTCGAATAGCCCTCATTCTTCAAGGCTGCCCAGTCAGGTTCCTCGGTGAGGTTTGTCTGCTGGAGTTGGGTTTGCAGTAACTCAAGTTGCTGCGCGTAAGCGTCTCGGAGCTGTTTTGTTTCTGCTGCCTCAGCAGCAAATGCCTTGCGTTGCTCAGCCAGTTCCATTGATCGCTTAGTAAATGCCTCCTGACGTTGATAACCTTTGAGAGCTTCTTCAAGGTTAACTTCCACTTCCTTGCCATCCACCTTTACGGTGTATAGCGTCTCAGCGGGTTCCTCATCGACCTCCTCATCATCATCATCGTCTTCGTAGGCATCTTCGCCGTCATCAGCCTCATCGTCATAGTCGTCATCCTCGGGGGCGTCATGCGCCTGATCTTCGGATGGGACTTGCGCCTCGGCTTCGGGCTGTTGAGGCTGATCTTCAGCCTCATTTCGCTCATCTGTAACGGTGTCCTCAATGGGAGTGTTCAGAAGGCTAATTGCGTCGGTCATTGAAATGTTGTCGGTTCCGTTTGGAGTATCGACCATAATTTTTCTACCTTATCTCTTGTTAAAAGTGGAACGCCTCTTGACTTCGTCAATTTGCGATTGCGCCATCTTACCATCCGATATCACCGTTTGAAAATACCCCTTTAGGGCTTCAAGGTTCTGGCTCAATTGGTAAATTCGCTCACGGTCTTCGGCCTCGCCTATGCCGCTTGACCGCCACGCTTGTATAAATTGTCGCTCTAAATAATCAAACGCATCAGTTAATAACTCATTCCTAAGCAGTGCCTCGGCCTTCTCAGCCCTTAGCACCGCATCCCTCGCCTTACCTTCGTTCATCTCTTCCCTAACTTAGTAACGTGTATCCTGTCGTCGGATATGGCTGGTCAAAATATTCTGGGCGGTACGCGCCTCGGCGTCTAAACGCAAGGTTGGCATCCGTAAACTCTGAAGGCGTGCCAAAGCCTGCGCCGTATTGCTGCTGAAACTCAGGCAAGCCAGTTGGTGCCTGATCCAACAAACCCATCCGCGCGTATGCACCAGATTCAGGCACAACGCCACCATCCTCACCACTCGCATCGAACCCTGTGTCTAAGCGGCAAGCCTGCATGTCCTCGTCGAACATATATCCCGCATCGCATTGGCCGGTCGCTGGGTTTACTGGCACGATTTGTGGGCGATCATCGTATCCGTCACCGCCGTCATAATTTTCATTATCGACATTTCCCATTGGGCCATATCCTGTCGTAACGCCGCGATCAAATAAATCCTTTGATGTTTCAGGCGGCCCCATAAGGGTGTTTTGAATCCCGCTTAAAATAGTACCTAAAATGCCAACAGGAGCTGACCTATACCCTTCAATTTTTCCAGTTATTGGATTTACATTGTACCCAACAGGCGGGGCTATAGACATCATTGCCCTCATATACCCCGGGAGTTCAGCATATTGAGACCTGTTTAGTCCTGCCATATTGTACCCAGTAACCTCTGGGGTAACATAAGACACTTCTTGTTGATTTGGCCCAAAGGGGCTACCAGCGTAACCACCAAAACCTGCGCCAGTGCTTCCTTGGTAGCCAGCAAGGCCAGAGCCGGGGGTTCCCATCACATCATCAGCCGTTCCCGCCTGATTGTCAGGGCCAGTGCTATATCCCGCCTCTGTACTGCCAGCCCCTGCTGTTGCTGGGTCATCTGTTTCTGCGTCTGATGTATCAGTGTCACCAGCGTGGCCACCGCCGCCGCCGATGCTCCCCATATCACCCTGCAAGGAAAGCAAACCAGCAGGCCCACGGTTTGGCTTTCCATTTAATGAGCCATATAAGTCAGCCTCAATAAGCATTTTCTGTTCAGCGGGTGTAATGTAGGCAAGCTCGGCAACAACGTGATCTGGTGAAGACAGCCACTGTTTAGGCACGGTTACGGTTTCCACTTTGCCAAGGAAGTTAGGGCCGCCACCCTGATTAACTGGCTTTATTTTTTTCCTTAAACGGATATCCTTGCCAGAAACAGCAGACTGCCCATACTTTTTAATTTTAGCCATCTCTATGCCCTCGGTAAATTGGTTGATATTTCGGCGTCGGTGACTGCCTTGGCGACACGCAGCTCTGCCTCAGCTTGTAGCTCCTGCTGGCGCATCTGCAATTCCATTTGCATCTTCTCGCGCTCCATCTGGATTTCGGCCTGCATCTTCTCGCGCTTCAGCGCAATGTCGGCCTCAGCCTTTTGCTGCGCGATCTGTATGTCAGCCTGAGCCTTCTGCTGCTCTAGCTGTAACACCTGCTGCATTTGCTGCTGCTCCGGTGTAGGCTGCTGCGGCTGGTTGGCTGCCTGCTGTTGCTTGGCTGCCATAAACTGCGTGACCTGCTCAGGCGAGTTAAAGAACAGGCTGCTATCCTTGAAGCCGCCAACCTCAGTGATTGAGCGCAGGGTGTTAACGTACTGCTGCGCCGTCACAAGCGGGTTGTCCTGACCTAGCTGCATCAGGATTTGTTCTTGCTTTGATGCGATCTGCGTCAGGAAGGCAATCTTTGTCTCGTCGTCAGTCGTGCCTAAGCCAACCTGCACGACAGTGTCAAACTGGCTAGACCACTCGGCTGGGTTGATCGGCACAAACTGATTGCGAAGGCGCACGATCCTTTCCTTGCTGTCGTGCTTTAACACCAAATGCAGGATGCCCTTAAACAGCGCCTTGACGCCTGTTTCAGCCATTGTTCTGGCATATGATTCCAACTTAACCTGAGCGCCGCGCACGGTCGCTGAGACTGCGCTGGCGGTGCTTGACTGTAGGCTGTTAGCGTCAAGCCCCTGAGACGCACGGCTCATGCCGGTTCTCTGTTCTTTTACTGTATCCAAATAATCCATCAGCGGGCGGATTTCGTTGCCGACTGATGCGCCTGTCAGGGCTTGAATCATGCCCGGTTGGCGGGTTCTGATTACACCGCCGGGGGAGCCATCTAATAAATCATCCAAATTCACCTGACCCTCAACCGCCGCAATGCGTGGCAGGGTAGATGAGTAGACGCTGTCGAGGTACTGGCGCATCAGCGTTGACTTAATGACCTGCAAGTCCTCGGTCATGTCAAAGATGCTGCGGCCAATCAAGCGGTGCGGCATCATAATAGGCGACACGCACGCAAACGGCACATGATCGAATGGCTCATTGTGCAAGATGTGCTTGCCCTCAGCGCCAATCGCGCATATGCGCCGACGCTCGGCAATGCCGTCGCCGTCGTAATCCATATTGATAATGCACTCATAGTAAGGCACAGACCGCAGTGTCGGGTCTGACGGATCAACCGGCATAGACGACTCTAGGTCTTGGAATCTGTTGCTGACCTCGCGGTCGTTGTCCAGCTCGTTCTCGCCAGCAAACTGTTCGACCTCGTCGCGGTCATAGCCCATAGCCACAAGGTCTGAGACAGTCATGTTTGTGCGGTGCGCGATAAAGTCAGCGTCCTCAAGTGAGGCGGCGTGACGCGATACCAAAAACTCCTCGGGCGGAATGTTGATGATTTTGATGTCACCTTCTTCGCGCTTTATGCGTACAGTCAAATCGTACTCTGAGCGCAGGTCTTCGGTCTCGCCGGTCTCGGCGTTATACATGCTCTCAACGACGGTCTCTGTCTGAGAGACAAGCTCGACAGTCGGGTCGTTCAAAAGCATTATCAGTTCTTCTTCTGACAGGCCGCTATATTCTTCATCGTCAACTTCCTCGCGTGGCTCGTAAAAGAACTTCACGACACCCAAACGGAATAACAGCGCATCCTTGAAAAACGTGTGCAGGATTTGATAGCCGGGGTTCTGGGTGTTAAGCACATAGTTGACGTAATCAGACGCTTGCTCGGCTGATTCCATATCCTCGGCAGTGCGCGGGCTAA